CGGTGGACAACCCCGACCTGGCGGGCATCCGCGACTTCGCGTTGAAAGACGCGGCGAGGAGCTACAACGAAGTGGGCGAGCTGATAGAGCAGATGAAGCTCGACTTCAGGAGCGGGAAGGAGGTGGCGGTATGAGCTGCCGGCCTGCCGAGAACCCCACGCCGAGGGAGCTGTACGACGACGTGTGCGCGGCCTACCATATGGCGGCGCGTCTGACGACCACGCGCCGCCGCGCCCCCGAGACCTACGCCGAGATGTCGTGGTTCATCTGGAAAGTTCTGTACAACTGCGTGGAGCGCCTGCGCCCCGCCGCCGAGTCCACGAAGCCGGGGGAATAGCCGGGCCTGATTTGTCGCCAAACAAACTTTGGATGGGGACGGGGCAACCCGTCCCCTGTTCTTTTTTTTCAACGGCACTTGCACCTATGATTCAACGGGAGATGGAATAATTCTTGATAATTTGCTTGAAGTTTCGGAATATAATTATTAGCTTTGCAGTGATATAAGAGTGACTGCCACCGCTTGGACGAAACTTCTAAGTTCACTCCCGATTGTTTCGATGTGTGGCAGCTCGATTCGGTCGGGAGTGACACTTTTTTTTCACGAACTAACAAACAAAACGTATATGGAAGCTATTTATTGGATTCAGAGATTGGACGCATTGTACGGGCTGTGCATCGTCGTATTGTTTTTTTGCCTTGTGGTATTGGCTGTATTGATTTCATACCGCTATATGGTGCTTGATGTTGATTATGCCGAAGACAAGGAGGAAGTCGCGAGCGTATGGAAGGGTGTGCGGGCGTTTGCCGTGGGCGCGGCCGTGGGCGCATTGGGCTGCGTGTTCGTGCCTACGACGGATGAGGCGTATGTGATGTGCGGCGTGGGCGGGACAATCGACTACCTGAAAGAGAACTCCACGGCAAAGCAGCTCCCCGACAAGGTGATAACGGCGCTTGACAAGTGGGTGGACGGCCAGATTGAGGACGAAAAAGAGGATAACGAGTAAACAACAATGAAACTTATGGCAAAGATCAAGGAATTGCTCGCCGGGCGCGAGAAGCTGGCGAAGTATGACGAGCTGACGGAGTGGAAAGAGAGGTTTGAGCGCAATTATGTGTTAATACCGCAGGATGATAAAAAAGTGACGGGCAACTGTATATTTACTCTCTTGCCGAAGCCGCTTCCCTCCCACATCAAACAAATCATCGTGTCGGCATTAGACGCGGAGATAGCAAAACTTGACGAGGAATGATACACGTTCAGAAACAAAAGTGGACGGACTTTACCCGGTGTATTGTAGTCGATACTGACGGCGGCAGCGTGCAAATTGAGCTATACTCAACCAAGCAGGATTGGGGAGGTACGGCGTTCATATACGGTCTATGGGTCGAGCCTGAATGTCGGCGCAAAGGTATTGCCGGGCGTTTGCTCGATATTGCTGAGGCAATAGTTCGCGAGGCCGGCCATAAGAGCGTGACGCTTGAATGGAAGTTACAAGACACGCCGAAAGAGATACTTGCGTGGTATGAGCGCCGTAAGTACAAAGGTGAATGCACACGAATGGTAAAAGATTTATGACGACTGAAAGCATAATAAATCAGATAGCGATGCAGTCGCCGCAGGGGCTTGCAAGGGTCTACGAGGGCGTTTGCGAGGTGTACCGCAAGCGTCTGTGCGAGCAGTGGGACGTGCCGTTTGGGGAGAGCTGGTGGATGGCGGACCGTGTCGGCGAGGGCCTGTGCATTGCGGATGCCCCGTGGGTGCTGGATGTGCCGGAGCTTCGCTATTTGGTGGACAACTGCGTCGAGGATAAAGATTATTGGGAATACTGGGGTTTTGTCGAGCAAGAGATAAACGGCGGTCACGACCGTCCGCGAATCAGTTTTATGAGCTGGTTCAGGTTCGGGGCGAGGCCAAAGGATTTAAAGGAATGAGTGCAAATATATTCCCGAACGGGATTGATTCTTTTGACGAACTGAATGAAAGGATAACAAGTATGACGGAAGAGCAGCAAAATAAAACGTGGGAGGGCCTGCCCGAAGAAGCCAAGGTGTTGGCGCGGAATCTGTACCGGACTTCGCATATCCCGCAATACGATGCGGTTTTGGATTTGCTTTTCGGCGACAGCAACCTCACCGCTGCCGACAGCGAGCCGAAGCGAAAGTTCAAGGTGGGCGACAGGGTTGTTACTACGAATGCCTGTCGTGAATATGGCAAAGGTTGGCGCGGAACGATTCTGTGGTTTGAGGAGGACGATGCAATTATAAAATTTGACAATGCAGGCGAATACCGTTACTTTGTCAAATGCAGTGACCTTGCCCCCGACACCGAGCCGACCGCCACGGAGGACGAGGAGAAAGTTCATAATGTTTTTGATAGAGAGTTGCAAAAGACGTTGGAGGGATACGAGACAGCGACTTCTGAAAACTGCAATGATGATTGGTTACAGTACCGCAAGGAGCTCGCGAAAGCCATTGCAAGTGCAATGATTGGCTCTAACTATCAATCAACAATGGCGTTTGATGTTGAAAGCTTTTGCAACGATGTTGTGGCTGGTGTTGACGGCATTGTTGAACGGCTTAAAGAGAGCAAGGGATGATTGACATTAAGGAGCTGATAAAGGAGGGGGGACTATGACCGGCCTACGAAAGCAAGCGGAGGATTATGCCAAGGATGCGCTGAAACGCTATGACGGCATAACGATGTGGAAAGCCGATGTGTTCAGGCTTGTCGCCAATGCCTACGAGCGGGGATACATTGAGGGTGACACAAAGGACGAGCGAGATGGCTGCGCGGCGTATTGTACGAAAGAAAGCGAGCAAAACGCGCAAAAAGGCGCAAATAACGAGTAAAAACGAGCAAATATGAGCAACAATCCATTCAGGAAAAAGACGTATTTTGAAAAGCGCGTCGGGGAGTTCGTCTTCAGGTGGTTTTTCAACGAAAAGAAGCCGAAAGAGTGCTTTTTGCGGATAGAAACCACTTCGGGGATATGGGGTATGACGGTGGCAGGCGGCACGCACGCCTACGGCTATCTCCTTGCTGCGGCCAAACAAGGACTCGACAACCAGTTGTCGGGCTATGCGATGTACAACTACATCGTGGCAACGGGCATAACGCAGAACCAGGGCTTTTTAGACGGTCTGACAAAGGAGATAAACAAGATGTTCAAGCGGATGAACAAGGATGCGGCATCGGCGGCAAAGGCTGTCACGGACGAGCAGGAGACGGCTGACCAAGCGTTGATGGAGGAGGTGGCGGCTTATGCCGACGCGGGTCCGGAAGAGCGGAAGAAGATGCGCGAGGCGGACAAGGCGGCTGTGCGCGAGGTGCTGGAGGAAGAAAAAAAGACATAATAAATGTCTCCCTTGCCCGCATAAAAATTTTTAATAGTTATGAAATTTTGAAATCCGTAGCTTTCAAATGTTGATATGGAGAAAGCACATTATCTTTTTCTTCTGTCAGCAACATATTCTGATATAAATTCCATTATTGTGCGAAAGTTTCTGACAAATTTATTTCAGTCGTAGATGGGAGGTCTTTCCCCGTTTGAAAATTACGCAACAAATCATTAACAACTTCACTATCGTTGAAATTACATCTTGCTTTCCGATTTATTGTGTCAGTTTCTATTCTGTACATATGCCCATCAGCAAAGCAAAAATGCACTATACTGTTTCCATCATTGAATGCCTTGCCATTTAGATTGTAAATCCGCACATTTCCCTTTTTATATGCAGGCGATTCAGATATTGTTTTGAAAACGGGAGCATTGAGCGCAGAATCTTTGCTAAATGAGGTGAGCATAATATTTAATTTAACCCCTTCGCGCTTTAAGAAAGCATCCAGGCTCTCAATGTATTGTTGTGCATTTGATACCGCAACATTGGTCAAGTCCTTTGCCACAATATAAACTTCTCTTTGAGCATTATTAAAAATTGTTTTGAAAACAATTAGTGCGTGTTGGTCGCCCTCATTATAAAACAAATGAGCCTCCTTGCGATTAGCAAGTTGAGACAGCGCAACTTCATACTCGTGAAGCGATATGGTAGAGGTGTCGGTCAAATTAGTCATTATTGTATTTCAGCGCATTACTGAATAATGTGTTATCATTATAATATTTAAAAACATACAAAACTACAAATAAATTTTACTACTGCCAAATAAAATTTTATATAATTTATTGATGCATAATGCGATAACGGGTTTTTCAATTGCAATAATATTGACTTAATCTGCATTACGCAACAAAACCTAATGAATTTCTATAACTTTTTACTATCTTTGCGGTGAAACAGAGCCACAGAGCCGATTGCAACGCGCAGCCGGCTCTGTGCTTTTTAATGCCCCTGAAAGATGAACGGACTATTCACCGAGATATTTCTCCGCCGCCCTCACGACTTTGGCGATGGCGGTCAAGGATATGCTTATATGAGGCTCCAAAGCCATACGATAAGAGCTATGCCGATTAACCCTCCGACAACAACCGCTTCCACAATCTGCTTGTCGGAAAGGCCCTCCCAAGGATTTTCCTGCTTATCTTTTTTACGAAAAGCCTCACACAGGATGTGGTACATAAAAAAAACGTCCCAGTTCATAAGTGAATTTTTTGCAAAGGTAAGGATTTTAGCATATGTGCGCAATTGACAAGATGATGTTTGACAACATAAAAATCAGATAATGGCAGAGCAAGGTATGATATTTCCCATCGAGTTCGATTTGGAGAAAGGTGTAGAAGAAGCATCAAAAGATTGGGATAAGTACGCTAAAAAATTGGAAGCGGCTATCGCGAAACGAGCAATTAAGGTCAGACTTAGCTTTGACACTAAGAACCTTGACAACATCGATGCCGTTAAGAAGCGTTTAGCTCAATTGAAGATAGAGCCTGTAACCACAGAGAATCAGGCGGCGATAAAAGAACTTGTCAAGGAACTGACAGCCCTTGCCAAGGTTATGGAAAAGGTGTCAAGCCTCCGAGGTGTTGAATTACCGGAACTGCAAGCGGCAAAAGCGGCAAAAATACGCAAGGATATAGAGCAGGCAGACGAGAAACTCCGTTTATCGCAAGAACGCGTGCGACAGGCACAGGAGCGTTTGACGCTCTCACAGCAAAGAGCCGAACAGCAAGCCACGAAAACAAGCAGAGCGTATGGGGAGCAATCATTGCATCTTAAAGATCTGATTCGGCAAATGGTCTCTGTTTGGAGCGTACAGCGAGTTTCGTTTTTCCTTTCGCAAATAAAGAATGTCACAGCGGAATTTGAGCTTCAACGTGTGTCTCTTGGGGCAATTATACAAGACCAAACGCGGGCGAACCAATTATTCAGCGAGATAAAGGCGTTTGCGGTGAAATCGCCTGTCAAGCTTCTTGACCTTACCAAATATGTGAAACAAGTCGCGGCTTATAAGGTTGAGACCGACAAATTGTTTGACACGACCAAGAGGCTTGCTGACGTGAGTGTCGGATTGGGTGTGGATATGGGAAGATTGGTGCTTGCGTTCGGGCAGGTCAAGGCCGCATCCTACCTCCGCGCGGCCGAAATCCGCCAGTTCACGGAAGCGGGAATCCCGATGCTCGAATTGCTTGCCGAGAAGTTTACAGAGCTGAACGGCGAGGCAGTCACCACCGAGCAAGTAATGGAGATGGTGAGCAAGCGTATGGTGGACTTCGGTATGGTGGAGCAGATTTTCAACGACATGACGAGCGCGGGGGGGATGTTCTACAACATGCAGGAGAAGCAGGGCAACACGCTTTACGGTTTGTGGGCTAAGTTGGGCGATGCGGCCGCAATAATGTATGATGAAATAGGGAACACCGAGGTTGTCAATTCATCTATGAAATATGCAATACAGCTTATGTCCGACTTGATGAAGAACTGGCGCGAGCTGGGGCGTGTCGCAATGATGGCAGTTGGAGGCTTTGCCGCTTTCAAGGTCGTGAGTGCAGCGATGAAGATGATACGTGTTGATACGATTGCGGCGGCGCAGGCTGCAAGGCAACTCGAAAGAGCGCAAGTGACTTTGAATGCAGCGCAAACCAATGGCGACTGGCTTTCCGCCAAGCAGGCAAAGAGGACGATTGCAGTAGCAGAGGCCAACAAAGCCGCCGCGATGTCAACGTCATTATTCGGCACGGCATTGAACAGGCTTAAAGCCCTGTTCCTCGGGAATTGGGTCACGATATTGATAGCCGCATTAGGGTTTGTCGTAGAAAAATTTATTTCAGCCTATGAAAACGCACATAAATTGGAAAATGCGCTCAACGACATAAAAAAAGCAGCCACGATAGAGTCAGACCAATCGGTAATGAACTTCGAGGCGTTGGCAAATGCGGCGGTCAAGGCGGCAGACGGCAGCAAACAACAACGGGAAGCATTGCAGGAATTAGAGAACACCTACAAAAACATTATCCCGCTTGACGACCTTAAAATCGAGAAGCTGAGAGCGTTACAGGGCAACTATGAATCGCTTACAGTCGCCATAAGGGAATATATCGCCCAACAAAAGCTCCAAGAGGGTATAAATACTATTGTTGAGAACTATGCGGATGAGATAAAAGAACAAACCGACGATTTCAGAAACATACTTAAAAAACAAACGTTTACAGAAAAAGGAGCAGATGTCAAACTATCAGATAGACAGGTCGAGAGGATTGTGGACAACTATAAGCGACTTGTCAAGGAGGGCAAGGAGGCGACCAACGCACTACGTGAGTCTTTCAAGATGGAAGGCTTGGATGAGACGGCAGCCAAAGCGGACCAACTCGTATATACCTTTGGTTTAATGAAACAACTCATAAGTCCGGCTTATGGTGTAATAGATAGTTATGCTACCGGCTTAACGAGAACACTCCAAAGCGAAGCGCGTGCCATTGAGAATCTAACAGACGGTATGGACGAGCTGTTCCCAAAAATGGGCAAGTTCGGGGATTATCTCAAGGAGGCTGAAAAAGAAGTTGAGGAGCACACCTTTGCCGCCAAAATCGGCACGTTTGAATACGACCAAGAATCCATAAAAACAAAAACAGAAAGCTACATCAAAGCTCTTGGGAAAGCGATACAGGACGCCACGAAAAACTCCGATGCCAAAATCAATCTCTCCGATTTCATAGCGACTACTCCTGACGGCATTAAAATAATTGATTATGAGCGGCTGAAAAAGGCGATTGACGCGGGTAACATAGAACTTGGCACGTCTCTGAAAACCACTGTCGATGCCGTGGAAAAGAATCTCAAGGGGTTGGTCCCGTCAGATGCGGTGGCATTGCAAATAAGAACCAAATTAATCCAGATAGCCAATTCTTTTGGACCTGGTTTCATTGACAAATTCAAACAATTCATGTGGGACGGAAGCGGCTCGGTTGATGATTACCTTAAAAATCTACATGGTCAGATAGATACCCTTGAAGCAGAGTTGGTTCGCAAAGAGACGGCTCTTGTTAATCAAAGTCTATTGGATAAGACTGTCAATTACCTATTAGGGAGAGATGCTGAAAAAGAGATTGCCGATATAAAAGCTCGGTTAAAAGTGTTAAAGGAGGAATTTGTGCCGTTTGTTAAGGGCTACATCAAATCCGATGAATCCGATAACGGCAGAAGGGGCGGTCGCAAGTCCGACCCGCGTCTGCAAAATCTCAAAGAGGAAATATCGCTTGTGCAAAAGCTGTATAACGAATACAAGCAGTTGGAGAAACAAGAGGGGATGAGCAAAGCAGCAGAGGATATGCGTAAGATGGCAGGTGCTACGATTGATATGTTCAAGAAGAAATATGGCTTCGACCTGCCAACCGATGCAAAAGACCTCACATCCGCGCTTGAAATTCTATACAAAAAGATGGCGGCATTGCCTAAAAAGGTGTTCCCCTCGCTCGACAAAGACCTCAAAGAGTTGCGGTGGACTATTGAAAAGGTCAATATTGACGAATCGCAGAAGAAAATCGAGGCTCAGCTGAAGCAGCTTGCCGACCGGATATCGCGGACCAAGGCGGCGCGGGAGTTTTATGACAAGGTGCTGGGGATGACGGGCGACGTGGAGCTTGCGGCGACATTGACATTCACGGTGCACGGCGAAGACGGCAAGGCGTTGAAGCAGCAGATAATCGACAACATCCAAGCCACCCTCGGCAAAACAAAGGAGGGCGTGGACATAGACTTTTCTTCGGCTATCAGGGCTGACAAAACCGTCGACTATAACGAGCTTGTGCGTGTGGCTGACGCACAACTGAAACTCGGCAACATAAGCGAGGATACACACAACAAAATCCTGAAGATGCGCGACGAGGACAGGAAAGACCTCGCCAAGACAATCGATGGATGGCTGAAAGCGACAGAAAAGGCAAAGAGCTATTCCGACAAGATGATTGACCTCGCGCGGACCACAAACACTGAAATCGCACGGATAAACGCGCAAAAGAGCTATGCACAGGAGAGGGTGACGGAGCTACTTGGACTGGGAGTACGGACAGCAGAAGAACAGACAGAGCTGACAAACCTGCAAAAATTTCTTGCGGAGGCCGAAACGCTTATTCAGCGTTTCAAGGACAAGCAGGCGCAGGAGGAAGTCAAGCTCGGTTACGAAGCGTTCAAGGACAGTCCGATGTATATTCAGATGTTCGACGACCTCGACCACGCTTCGACGAAGATGCTGGAGAATATGAAAGACCGCATAAGGGCGATGCAGATTGCGTGGAAAGACCTTGACCCGACACAGCTGAAAGAGTTGCAGAGCCGACTGGACGAGATTGACAAGCAGCTTGCCACACGCAACCCGTTCAAGGCACTAATCAAAGGCATAAAGGACTACCGTGCATTGGCGAAGAACGGCGACAGCCGGGGAAACAAGAGCGCGGGGGAAGCTGACGCGGACCTTATGGCAACGGCAAAAGCGACGGATGTGGCAAGGACGCGGTTTGAAGAAGCCTTGCGCAATTACGGCAAAGAGGGCGAAACGTATGAGCAGATGCTTGAACGGCTGCGTAAAGAGAACGTAAAAGGAGCGACAGAACTGGAAGATGCCAAGAACGGCCTTGACAAGGCAATGTCCGACGAAGCGGCTGCGCAGAAAGCAGTCGAAATGTGGAAGAAGCTGAAGGACGGTATATTGGGCGCTATGGAGGCGATTAACGCTCTCACTCAATCCGTACTCCAGACGGCGACCGAAATAAAGGATGCTTTCGGCGGGTTCGGGGATGAGTTTGATGACCAATATTTTGACGATATGGTCAACTCGTTCGGCAAGGTGGCGAACGGGGCTGTTGGTATCGCTCGGGGCATAAGTGCCAAGAATCCGATTTCCATTGTGCAAGGCATAGGTAGTGCCATATCCGGTATCGCGGGGCTGTTTTCGTCGGGCAAGGTGCGCAAGGCGAACAAGGAGATAAAGCGTCAGCAGGAGCTGCTGGACGGGCTGGAGTACGCCTACAGGCGGCTTGAAAAGGCTGCGGACAAGGTGTTCGGCAGCGACTACGTGGACAATTACAACGCGCAGATGCGCAACCTGCAGGCGCAGGCGGCGGCTTACCGCAGACAGGCGGAGGCGGAACGCGGCAAGGGCAAGAAAGCGGACGATGCCAAGATACAGGAGTACGAGAACGCCTACCGTGAGACGATGGACTCGATAGCGGACATGCAGGGGCGTCTGGCGGAGCAGATGGCGGGGACGGACGTGGCGTCGGCGGCGCGGGATTTCGCGCAGGCGTGGCTTGAGGCGTATGCCTCGTTCGGCGACACGGCGGGCGCGATCAAGGGGAAGTTTGACGACATGATCAAGAACCTGGTGGTGAACAGCGTGCTGGCGAGGGTGGTGCAGCAGGCGTTGCAGCCGATGTTTGACGACATGGACAAGATGTACGAGAGCGGCAAGTCTATGACGGAGGTGCTGGGGTATGCTTTCCGGCGGAGCGCGGAGCTTGCCGAGGAGATAAACGGCGGGCTGACGGTGGCGGCGCGTGACGCCGAAAAGGCGGGCGTGGACATAAAGAGCCTGTATGCCTCGTCGGACAACCTCAAGGGCATATCGCGCGACATAGCGGGGGCGAGCGAGGAAACGATGGGGAACGTGGCCGCGATAGGCAACACGCTGATGTATTACGTGAGCCCGATACCGGGCATCGCGGCGAACGTGGCGGCGATGCGCGCGCTGCTGGAGTCGGGCGGGAGCGGCGCGACGGCGGTTCCTGGTGCGACGGCGGCGGGCTGGACCGACTGGCAGCAGCAGGCTATGGACCACTACGCGGCGATACAGCGCAACACGGCGGACACGGTGACTGAGTGCCGCAGGGCTGCGGATGCGTGCGCGTCGGCGGCCGAGGGCCTGAGGCGGGTGATAGTGCCGAGGGGCACCAAGGGGTCGCACGGCGTGCAGGTGTATATGTGAAATTAAAGTAAATTGTAAGGTTTTATTGCGTAATCCGATAATTGTGCATATCTTTGCGGCGTGAAACATTCTTCGTGGATGCTGAATGATTCATTAACGGCATACGACACTTCCCCTTTGGAGCAAGCATCCACAATAGGCTTCATCGGGGGAGTGTTCGTTTTTACTCGGCAAAGATAACACAAATATATTATATATGAGCGACATTCAAATATTCAAAAACGAGAACTTCGGTGAAATCCGTATTAATGTAAATGGGCAAGGCGAGCCGATGTTTTGCCTTGTTGATGTATGCAAAGCGTTGGAAATAAAGAATCCGAGCGACGCTAAAACACGACTGAAAGAAGATGGGGTCGGTACTGCCGAGGTCATAGATTCGTTAGGTCGGACACAACAGGCCACATTCATTAACGAAGCTAACCTTTATAAGTGCATATTCCAATCTCGCACTGAAAAGGCAGAGCAGTTCCAAGACTGGGTGTGCGAGGATGTCCTGCCTACAATACGCAAGACTGGCAACTATTCTCTTTCAATCCCCAAGACCTTATCGCAAGCATTGCGACTTGCAGCGGAACAAGCAGAGCAAATCGAGGCACAGCAAAAGATGATAGCGACGCAGGGTGAAGCGATAAAAGAAATGCAGCCGAAAGTCAGCTATTGCGACATTATCCTGCAATCGCCGTCAACCGTCACGGTCACGCAGATAGCGCAGGACTACGGCAAGAGCGCGAAAGCGTTTAACAAATTACTGCGAGAACTCGGCATACAGCGCAAGGTTGGCCGTCAGTGGGTGCTGTACTCACAGTACATCGCCAACGGCTATGTTCAGTCTGCAACCGAGCCGATGCGCAATTCCAACGCAGGGCGCACATATACCTATTCACGCTGGACGCAAAAGGGGAGAATTTTCCTGTATAATGAGTTGAAAAATCGCAGCGTCCTGCCGTTGATAGAACAAAATTAATGCATTACTTTCGGTTTTGTGTCGCAAATAATTGATAATGCAAGCGGTATGAAATGACAGGATTTTCATCCTAAAATATTGATTGAAAATTACTTGCACAACTCAAATTTCCGCGCTATCTTTGCAGCGCTACAAGAGTGAGACGCTTTAAGTCTTCCGTGGGCGGCGGTACTGCCCGACATCAGCGTTAGGGCATTTTTTTATGCCTTGACATAACATATAGGCGTATGCCTTGCGGATAGATAAAACCGCCTCATCGGAGGAAAGTGTTCCATTCTTGTAGCACCGCAATAGGCATACGCTTTTTTGCGTCTAATAAACATTATTAACTCATTCTAAATGCTACAAGAATGGAACAAAAGAAAAACAAACGGTGCGCGGAGAAAACTCCGGCACAAGTAATGGGGGAACTTCGCCGCGATGCGGACTGTCTCTTGGCTCTTGCCCAGACCTATCTGCAATCCACTACCCCCGAAGTGCTAAGCCTAACAAGAAATTTAGGCAACGTGTTCAAAGTTGGGCTGGAGATGTATTGCCGAATCAAGCAGGCGCACAAAACGATATGCGGATTGAAAGGAGGTGCGCTATGACGACGCAGCGCGACGACACAAAGGTGCTCATCGAGAAGTGGCGGCTGGACACGCTTTTAGAACAAGCGTATGAAGCCCTCGAAAGCGTCGGCAGGACAGTGGGCTCTGCCGTCGTGGCGGTGGACAACCCCGACCTGGCGGGCATCCGCGACTTCGCGTTGAAAGACGCGGCGAGGA